AGAGCCTGGCACTGGCCCAGGCGCTTCAGCATCAATGCCCTCACCCCAAGACCACAGAGGCCGCCACTGGCCATTGGCATGGACCTTGGTGTGTCCTGAGATGTGGACCAGACCATGGCGGTGCAAGTCAAACAGGATTCGCGCTGCGCTTCTCCTGGCACAAAAGCACAGCTTGGCCAAGTCCACATCAGACAGGTTGCCTTTCTTTTGTAGTGCTGCCTCAATGGCAGGCTCTACACGGGGTTTTAAGCCTCTGGCCATGTGCTGGTCTCCATTCGGGCTTTCAAGCGCTCCAGCATTGTTTTGACAACGAATGCACGGGTTTTGACTTCATCGGGGATTGCGTGGCCAAAGACTTCTGGGTGGAGTAAATCTTTGACCAGGTCGAGGCAGGCATCGATGGCCGGTGGTAGGTCTTGGTTCATTTGATTTGATCCTGTATGCGTTGACCTATCCATGCCACCACTGGCACGGCCCAACTGTTGCCAAGCGCTTTATACCTTGGCCCATCAGGTGACTCAGCTGCTTTACGCCAAGGGATATTGGTGTATCCATCAGGGAAGCCTTGCAGGCGTTCGCATTCAACTGGTGTTAGTCTACGCACGGCCATGGTTTGAACAATTGCCGCACCCCCTTGATGCATGGCAGGATTACTACCAGACGCATCAATGGTTTTTGAGATGTGGGCATCGGTGACATGGATGTCATCCTTTAACTCGCCTTTGCCAGGTGCAATGTTGAATACTGTAGGTTGAACAATTACAGGCTCATGCCCATGGGTTTCGCGCCTTAACGTGCCAACTGTGCCATCAGTTTGGACATTCATCACACTACCGCCCTGATCCATTAAAACAATAGGTTGCGCCACCAGATCAGTCGCATCTTTATAGTCTCTGGCTTTCATGGCGCTTGCCGTTCCATCAATTGAATACTCGCCAAAGGAAACCAATCTGGCAGCCACAATATGGCCACTATTTACAGTTTGATGATTCATTTTTTTACCGCCACATTCAGTGTCCAAAGCACCGACTAAGTCTTGAATCACAGGGACCATCTTTGCTGAAATCTTGTTCATACCATCAGTCCCAGCGTCTTTGTAGTCCCGTGCCGATAACGGGCCAGACAGCTCCACGCCGCAGTCTTCTACTCCTTGAAGTCCTGTGCTACCGACTTGAGAGCTGTCTTCAGTGCTGGCGGTAGGTCTTTCCCCCTCTTTTCGGCTCTGCGGAGTATCCCTGCGCACGCCCTCGAACTCAAAAAGAATCTCTGCGGGATTGATGTCGTCTCTAGCACTTGCGACAACGAACACACGTCTCCTGCGTTGGGCCACTCCGAAATATTGGGCATCGAGGACTCGCCACGCGACTGTTCTTTGGGGGCCAAACACACAACCAGCGTTTGACCATCTCTCCCCTGGCGCTGTGATCGGCTCACTTTCACCGGCAAGCGCTCCAAGAAAGCAGCCGAAGGCATTGTCTTTGGTGTTGAGGACTCCTGGCACGTTTTCCCAGAAGACGATTGCTGGAGCATCTCCTCGAATAGATCGAACATGGTCAATTGCATTGGCGATACCTACGAATGTGAGTGAAAGATTGCCTCTGGCATCATCCAGAGAATTGCGAAGACCAGCCACAGAGAAGGCTTGGCATGGTGTGCCGCCACAGAACAGGTCTGGGGCTTCAACTTGGCCAGACAGAATCTTCTCTGGCAATAGTGTCATGTCCCCGTGGTTGGGGACATCAGGGTAGTGGTGCTTTAAGACTGCACAGGGAAACGGCTCAATCTCAGAAAGCCACGCGGCAGTCCATCCAAGTGGATGCCACGCCACAGAGGCCGCCTCAATGCCAGAGCAAACAGAGCCGAACTTCATGGCGCGTTGTCCTTGTATTTGGCCAAGGCAGTCAATTCAATATGGTCCACAAACCCTTGCAAGATCATGTGGGCAATGTCCACATCAGTGTCGGCAATGTATGCGTTATTCAGCGTCATGCACTCTTCAAAGTCAGGCTCATAAGGTGAGCCAAGAGAATCAACTGATCCCTTTTCTTCTGGGCTGTATTCCAGAAAGCATATAAGGTCCACATCTTCAATGCAGCACTCAAACTGGAACAAGTCTTTGGGGCATGGGGGTGTTGGGCCGTAGTTCATCTTGCTCTCTCTTTCATCATTGCGTCTGCCATTGCATAGGCTTGTTCTGCGACCAATTCTGGCGTATTCCCAGCTGAGATGATTTTAAAAACATGGCCAGATTCCACAAACGAGGCCGCAAAGTAGTCACGCAAGTTCATGCCATACATAGTTCTTGTTTGATTCAATTGCTTGTCAAAGTATGCGTATGGAAAAGCTGATTCATTCATGGCTCAACCCCTCCAAGCCAGCATCACGCCAATGCCACCAAAAATAATGATGGCCAAAACGCATTCGATCAGGGTGGTAATGATTTTCTGTTTCATCGGTTTCTTTCGTTTAAGTTGAGCAGTAGTAACATTCTAGGACACAATTAAATTATGTTGCAAGAAGTAATTCTGTCCATGTTGTTTTTTAGCATATAGCGCAATTAGAATGCGACCATGCAATCAATTCACGATATCAAGGCAAAGGCCAAGGCTCACAAGATCACCATGTCTGCGGTGTGCAATGAGGCTGGCATCCAACAGTCCCAGGTGAGCCGGTGGCTGTCTGGGAGTGTTGAGCCGCTGTGGACATCAGTCAATCAATTGCACTTGGCCCTTGAGAAACTGATCGACAGATCACCAGTCGCTATCGACTGACTCGGCCACTGGTGCAGAGCCTTTGCCTGCCACCACGCCAAAGTCAGATGCCGCTGAAGGCTTTGCACCACCAAGCGAGTCACCCTTTGACAACAACATAATGTTGTTGAGGCCATACGACACGCCCTTATTGCCTGCCTGGTCATAGGCATAGGCATTCAAAGAAACGCGACCATAGTCGCCAGAGACGATGTCTTGGCTGCCCAAAATGTCATGGCCATGGGCATCCACTGCACCAGGCTTGTTGGTGCTTTTGGTGTTGAAAAAGTAATGGCCTGCATACTCTGGGCCAAGTGGGCTGCCATCAGACTTGGTCTCGGTGTCGCCATCACGCAAGGGATTGCGCACAGTCTTTGGGATTTTGTCCCCGAATTTAGCGACAAGCGCTTCTTTGGCTGCGGCTTTTAACTGGGCCACAGTGTCAAGGTCTGTCTTTGGGACAAGCACTTGAGTGGAGAACTCTTCTTTCCCGTTCATCTCATTCTTACGAGCAGTCAATGCTGAGAAATAAGAGAAGCGAACTTTTCCGGTTACAACGCGTGTAGACATTTTTGATCCTTTTAAGGGTTTAGGTTTTTACGTTTCTGTCGTTAAACAGAAATTGCACTTTAGCACAAATCAGATATGATGCAAATAACTTAAAACGAGGAAACCGAAATGCAGTTATTCCCCCATCAGCAAGAGGCCAAGCTCTTCTTGCTGTCTAGGCGCAGGGCCATACTGGCCGACCAGCCAAGGGTGGGCAAGACGCTACCCACAGCAGCTGCTGCACTTGAAAACCTACCGGCTCTCATCGTCTGCCCAGCCATTGCCAAGACAGTCTGGGAGTCTGCCTTTGCTAGGCTGGCGCCAAACGTCTCAGTCAATGTGGTCAATGGAAAACGCGAGGCTTCAGAGGTAAACAGTGCAGATATCACCATCATTAACTACGACGTTTTGCAATACGCACAAACGAATGTGGACAGATATAACACCCTAGTTTTGGATGAGTGCCACAGGATTAAGAATCCAAAGGCCCAAAGAACGAAGGCTGCAATGCTGGCCATGAAGAAAGTGGACCATGTTTATGCGCTCAGTGGCACGCCCATTCCAAACCGGCCCATTGAGCTGTGGCCCATCTTGCATGGCCTTGGCATCTCCCGAGGCTGCTGGTTTGACTTTGCGGCCAGATACGCAAAGATGTGGTCAGCGCCATGGGGCTTGGATACCAGTGGGGCATCTAACCTGGTCGAACTCAAAGAGCTGATGAAGCCCCATGTCCTGAGACGCAAAAAAGAAAACATCTTCAAAGACTATCGTGATCCGCAAGTCAGCCTGATCACCTTTGACCTACCAAACGACAAACGCGAGCAAAGTTTTGATGCCGATGCCTTGATGGCAAACCCCAATGCCTTGCTGGCCTTTGAGGGTCTGGCCGAGATCATGCGCGAGGCAGGGATGCGCAAGGTCAAGGCCGCCAGTGAATTCATCGATGACTTGCTCCAGTCCAATGAGCCGGTGGTGGTCTTTGCGCACCACAAGGATGTGGTGGCCGAGCTGGAAAAACTGCTTATGGTCCACAAGCCCGTGACAGTGGTGGGTGATACCCCAAGGGCCAAGCGCGACAAAGCCATTGCCGACTTTCAGTCTGGCCAGACCAAATGCATCATCGGCAACATTGCCGCCATGTCTGAAGGTGTGGACCTATCGGCTGCCGACACGATTGTCTTTGTCGAATGCACTTGGTCCACAAGCGCCCTAGAGCAAGCCTCAAGCCGAGTTGAAAATATCAACAAATCAGGCATTCCCCCCGTCATTTACATATTGACCATCAAGGCCAGCTTAGACCATACAGTCTTGGCCAAGGTCTTAAAGAAGCTCAATGTGGTCAGTCAGATTATTTAAAAGGAGAAAAATGTCAAACCCGTATGAAATCGTTGAGCCAACTTGCATCAGTTTTTCTGGTGGTAGGACCAGCGCCTATATGCTTTACCGAATTCTTGAGGCTCACCAGATGAGCCTGCCAAGTGACGCAATTGTCTGTTTCCAGAACACTGGAAAAGAAGACGAAGCCACTTTGGCATTTATCCATGAATGCGAGACACGCTGGAATGTCAAGATTCATTGGATCGAATACAGGAATAACGACCAGGGCTATGCCGTGGTGGACTATGAATCAGCCAGCAGAAATGGTGAGCCATTTGAAGAGCTAATCAGAAAAAACAACTATTTGCCATCACCCGTCAAGCGCATTTGCACGGCCCAGCTCAAGATCAGACCCCAGGCCAAATATATGCGTGACCTTGGCATCTTTGGCAATACAGGCTATTCAGCCATTGAGAATATGTGCTGGGTAGGAATCCGAGCTGATGAAGAGCGCAGAGCTGCAAAGATTGATGACAAATCAAGAATCCCCCTATGGTCCGATGGTGTGACCAAGGAAATTGTTGGTGAATTTTGGCGTAGTCAGCCATTTGACCTGGGCCTGCCCAACATGAATGGCGTGACCATGCATGGCAACTGTGACCTTTGCTTTTTGAAACCAATGGCCCAGATTGCATCCTTGGTGGCAGAAAACCCAAGCCGGGCCATTTGGTGGGCCAAGATGGAAGCCTTTGCAATGACCACAGCCAAAAAGCCGTCAGATGCCGTATTCAGACAAGAGCGCCCAAGCTATGCGCAAATCATGCAATTCAGCCAGGATCAGCGCGATATGTTTGACACCAGTGAAGAATCAATACCTTGTTTTTGTGGAGAATGAAATGACTGTAAAAATTGAACATAAAGCCAGAGCACACGCCCGACTCTCAGCATCACGCACAGATCGGTTCATGCAATGCCCTGGCTCATACC